GTTATCCGCGGACTGAATGTAGCACCTCAAATGATTTCAGACATTGCCAACTTGTGGAAGCACAAACTTGCAGAGTTTGAAACTGCAATCGAAGGCAAAGATGCACAACTTGCGGAAGGCTACAGTAATTTCAGCAAGATACAAATGCGCAACATTGTGAAGTTTTGCGAAGCAGTGATCAATGACTGCGGTGCGTATGTGCAGATCAAGAAAGTTGAACGCAAACCACGTAAAGTCAAGTCAGTGCCACCTGAGAAACGTGCCGCAAAGTTCAAAGTGTTAATGGAATTTGCTGAACTCAAACTCAAAGGCCTGCCAGCCGCAAGTCTTGTGGACAAAGCAGAAGCATGGTTGTACGATACCAAGAAGCGCAAGTTGATCCACCTTGTGGCTGACAGTCACACACAGGCATTCACTGTGAAAAGCAACAGCATCATTGGTTTCAGTACCATTGAAACCATGCAGAAAACTGTGCGCAAGCCAGCAGATGTTGTCAAAGCAGTACAAGCCGCAGGCAAGCCAGCCGCACGTAAGATCTACAAAGACCTTACCACAACTGAGACTCCATTCAACGGGCGTGGTACAGAGAACTTGGTAGTGCTAAAAGCCTGGTAAATAGGTGCATGCACATAATTGAAGACGGGGATTCAGACGATCCCCGCATGCTCATTCCCAACATAGAATTTTATATCACTAATGTTTGCAATTTAACATGTAAAAATTGCAACCGGTTTAACGACCATGACTTCAAAGGATGGCAACGGTGGAGTGATTATGCATCACAGTACCAACAATGGTCCAAGCATGTGCGGTTACAGCGTGTGACCATACTTGGCGGAGAGCCGCTGTTGAATCCCTCAATTTGTGATTGGATAGATGGCATCAATTTATTGTGGGGCAAATCAGTACAAGTGTTGACCAACGGCACTCGCCTAAATCATGTGCCAAATCTATATGATCGAATGACTAAGTTTAGTGATCCAAAATTGCCCAAGGTCAAAAATTGGATAGGAGTCAGTCTCCATAATGAAAACGATCGTGAGCGTTGTTTTTCAGAAATAGAAAAATTTTTGCAAGGTCCTGTGACATACTTCCACATCTCAGATTCCACCAATATTAATCAATGTCATACATGGGGAGCCAAACACGCATTTGTTGACAGCAACGGTATGCGAGTACATGTGTGGGAATATGATAGTTTTTATCGGTCAGCAGTTCAAAAAACAACGGATGGAAAATTCGCCTTGTTCAACAATGACGCTGTTCAAGCACACCAAGCATGCGGATTTGCTCAGTTCAAGTGTTATCATTTTATTCGTGCCAAATTGTACAAATGCGGCCCAGTGGCATTGTTGCCAGAGTTTGATCAACAACACACTTTTGATATTTCTGAACAAGATCGACAACTGCTCAACAGTTATTTGGCACTGTCGTCGGATGAGATTGAAACTCGCGGACGAGAATTTTTATCACACATTGATGACGTTATTCCGCAGTGTAAATTTTGTCCAACGTCTGCTGATCAACGAAACGAAAAAATTTATGCCGTCAATAAAAAAGTTGGATCCATTGGACAGTTCGAATGAATAAGATTTTATTAACTTTAGGAGACAGTTGGCCGGAAGGCGGCGAACTAGGCAATGGTCGCCGATACGGGGAAATACTCCAAGACACCATGCAGTTTGATGAATTTTACAACTACGGATCTGGTGGCGCCAGCAATGAGGACATGCTGTATCAATTGCAAAAATATCTTGAAATTCACAACAGTGAAAACTCAGTTACTGCAATTTTCTTTTTGACCAATCCTGCCAGAACTGCTCATTTTCCTAGATTTCTAAGTTGGGACAACGCTGATACTCACAGCAAACAAATTTACACACATTTCCATACTCGTGAACACGAAATCATGCGCAGTAGCATGGCAGTGAGTACTCTGCAAAAATGGTGCAGTACATTCAACATCAAGGATTTTTACTTTGCTGGGTGGGTGCGTTATGAGCAATGGTTACCTGGGGTTGATTTATCTCGCGTCTGGGCCCATGGCCGAGAAACAGCGGCTGACTGGTTTGACGCCAGTGATCACAACGGAGAACATCTGGTCAACGTAGAAAACAACCAATATATCCGCCCTAATTTTGCACATCCTAATCAACTAGGCCACCAACTTATTGCCGAAAAACTACAGGGTTGGATACAGTCTACGCAATAAATACAGGGACTTGGAGTCTCACATGCCAGAACAACAACAATCACTGCCCACACTCAAGCAAAACTTAATTGAATATGTTAAACTTCAACTGGGCGGTGATATCATTGACCTAGAACTAGATCCTGCACACTACGAAGCGGCTTATCAAAAAACCATCGGCACTTATCGCCAACGGGCCAACAACGCTTATGAAGAAAGTTACAGTTTCATGCAGTTGGTGCAAGATGTCAACATATATGATCTACCGCAAGAAGTAATCTCTGTGCGTCAAATATTTCGCAGAACATTTGGTGATAGTTCTGGCCCGTTTGCGTCAAACTTTGATCCGTTTGCACAGGCATCAATCAACGTTTATCTAATGAACTTCAACGTGGCAGGCGGACTAGCCACTTATGATTTCTACAGTCAATACATTGAACTGGCTGGACGCATGTTTGGTGCCTACATGAACTATACCTGGAACCCTGTGACAAAAAAACTGCAACTGATCCGCGATCCCAAGGGCTCAGGCGAAACTGTGTTGCTGTGGAGTTACAACTTGAAACCGGAGTTCAACCTGCTGAGTGATTTCCAAATTTCACAGTGGCTACGAGACTACATGGTGGCCAACTGCAAAATGATCATTGGAGAAGCACGTGAGAAATTTGGCAGCATTGCTGGACCACAAGGTGGCGGCACCTTAAATGGCACTGCCATGAAATCAGAAGCACAAACCCAAATGGATGGGCTAATCGAACAACTCAAAATGTATGTGGACGGTTCACAGCCACTTACATTTGTTATTGGCTAAACTCCCAACACTTTTATCTAAAATTGTGTTATAATCCTTGTACACAAGTACCAGGAGAATCAAAATCGACTTGATGATCGACATTGAAGGTTTAGCAACAGGCCCTGAGACCACAATTCTAACCATTGCGGCCCAGGCATTTGACCCGCTTGGCACCGGCTACTACCAGCAACAGTACTATGCTCGAGTTGACTTTGAAAGCCAAGAGACACGCACCATTGAACAAGGCACTATCAACTGGTGGGCCACACAACCCGCAGCCGCACGTGACGAAGCGTTCAATGAGGTGGGCCGTATCCCACTAGACCAAGCACTAGACGAACTGCACAAGTTGTGCTGGAAGTGCAATCGTATCTGGATGAATGGTCCCACCTACGATGCCAACATCCTTGAGCATGCCTACAAGAGTTATAGCAAACCCTTGCCTTGGCAATATTATAAGATCTGTGATGCACGAACGGTATATAAACTGTATCCAGGGTTGCCCAAGCCACCTACCAGCCATCATGCGCTGGAAGACTGTCGCAGACAAATTGACATGTTGCAAGCAACCTTGACACATTTAAATATCAAGGAACTGGCATGAATGATTGGAAAAATTTTTATAATGCTATTCGAGACTCAAGCTGGCCCGACTGTGATAAAATTAATGATTTTGTTACATTGCCTAGCGTAATACAATTAGAAATTGTACAAGATCATTTGTTTAATGAAAAACATAGTATTCTTGCTAACAAAATTCGCAATACACACACCAAGTCTCCAAATTTCTTAATACACATAAATGAAATAAAACAAATTATTGGCCCTACTGACACATTGATGAATAGCCAGGATGCTGTTTTTTTGTACAGTCTTATCTGGTCAAAAACTCCTAAGAATGTCTTAGAAATAGGAAGATGGCACGGATGGAGCAGTGCAATTATTTTTGGTGCGCTTGAGGATGCCGGCATTGGTCATCTGTATACTGTAGATATCACAGATAGAACAAACACCATTATTAAATCTGTAATTGAATCCCGTACAACATTTATTACTGCATCTAGTGCCAACATATTATCTTTAGATGCACTAACTCAATTACAGTTCGAAGTTGTTTTTATTGATGGGGATCATAGTTACAGTTCAACATTGATTGATTTAAAAAATACCTATAAAATATTAACTGCAGAAGCATGGATATTAGTGCATGATGATGATATGCCTGAAGTACGCAATGCTATAAACACATTTTTATCACAAGTTGATAATGTAATAGACTGTGGTTGCTATGGTGAAAAAATAAGATTATTATACAAAAAGGACTGCAAATGATCATTGGCGTTTGTGGATTTATTGGCTCAGGAAAAGATACCATCGCAGACTACCTAGTAAATTTACATCACTTCCGAAGAGAAAGTTTTGCCAACACACTCAAAGATGCTGTGAGTGCAGTGTTTGGTTGGGACAGAACCATGCTGGAAGGGCGCACCAAGCAGGCCCGTGAGTGGCGCGAACAAGTGGATCCTTGGTGGTCACAACGCCTGGGTATACCACATCTAACACCACGTTTTATCCTACAACAATGGGGTACAGAAGTGTGCCGAAAAAACTTTCATGATGACATCTGGATTGCCAGTTTGGAAAATAAACTGCGGGCCAGCACTGACGACATTGTGATATCAGACTGTAGATTTCCCAACGAAATTGCTGCCATTAAAAAAGCTGGTGGTATAGTGGTGCGTGTGGTACGTGGCCCTGAACCTGAGTGGTACGATGCAGCAGTGAGTCTCAATCGTGGCCCTAACGGCAACTCAACCTGGGCACTGAGCGGCCGCCGACTAGAACAACTGGGTGTGCATGCCTCAGAAACAAGTTGGGTAGGTACCCAGTTTGATGTTGTGTTGGACAACAACGGTACCTTAGACGACCTGTATCAGCAGGTCAAAAAACTTGTGTCTAGTTAAGCATCAGGTTCAAGATCGCCCGCCCGCCAAGTAACTTCTACACGGGCAATTTCTTCTACACAGTTACGACAAATTGTTTTTAGATTTTTTAGTGTGGTATTGTTGAGATCGCCGTCAATGTGATACACCAATAACTGACTGGCAAATCTTGCTCGAAACCCGCATCTATCGCATGCGGGTTTTTTCTTGTATCCTGAGGATTTCCAACGTGGCTCTCTGGGTTTGATACCCCGCCCACGGCGTTGACAAGTCTCACAACGACTACGGTAATGTGTTGTATCTTCTTTGATATAATTCACAGCGCATGGCCGTTGGTTACAGGCTTGACAAATGGGTCTCATACGATATTTAGCGCCTGGACCTTGGGCAAAGGGCAGTGTAAACTGGGTTTTTTTGGGTATGCCTATAAATATCAATAACTTGAAAAGGAACCAACCATGGCACTAATATCACCAGGCGTAGAAGTAACAGTAATCGACGAGAGTCAATATATTCCTTCCGCGGTAAACACAGTACCTTATTTTCTAGTAGCAACAGCACAAAACAAGGCTGACGCTGCTGGAGTCGGAGTTGCAGCCGGTACAACCGCTGCCAACGCAAACAAAACTTATCTCATTACCAGTCAGAGAGATTTGGCAGCCACATTTGGTGTGCCATTCTTCTACAATACCACAACTGGTACGCCAATCAATGGTTACGAACTCAACGAATACGGCTTGTTGGCAGCGTACTCAGCCTTGGGTGTTACAAACCGTGCGTATATACAACGTGTGGATATTGACTTGACAGAACTCACTGCAAGTTTGAGTCGTCCCACAGGCAATGCCAACAACGGTACTTACTGGTTAGATACCAGCACCAGTACATGGGGTATATTTGAGTGGGATCAAACAGCCGCAACATTTACCAATAAAACTCCCATTGTGATCACAGACACAGCAGATGTTGAAGATTATGAAAATGCTGATTACACCCCTCTACAAACCATTGGCAGTATCGGTGACTATGCCGTCAGCGCAGTGAGTTTGAACAATGAAAACTGGTATAAAAATTCAGACAATGATTGGGTACAAGTTGGTACCAATACATGGAAATCTTCATGGGCCACATTACAGGGCACAAATTCAAATCCGTCAATAACTGTTGGTTCCAACATGTACATTAACGATGTGTTGGTCACAGTGGATGCAACTAACACTGTGGCTGGGTTTGCTTCAGTTATCAACGCCGCAGTTATTCCTGGTGTGACCGCTGCTGCGGTCAGTGGTAAATTGACTTTGTATGCAGACGGCGATGCAACCAATGACGGATCAACTGATGATGGTGGATTGATCAGCATACAGGCTGGTACAATTGGCGGCAGTGCCTTGTTGACTGCGTTGGGAATTACTGATGGTGAATACCGTGCGCCCAATTACTTGCCAGGATACAGTTATCAAGCACCTCGCTGGGCTGTAGGACAAGCTCAACCTGCACCAACTGGTTCTGTATGGCAAAATATCAGTCCAGTAAGCAACGGTATGAGTCTAAAACTTAAAAAATACAGTGCGGCACTGGACACCTTTATTGCACAAACTTCAAACGTTTATGACAATGATGCCAATGCAAATTATGCACTTGATCCCACAGGAGGCGGCAAAAACATCCCTGTAGGTTCAACTTATGTGAATTATAATTCGCTATTGTACAACACAACTCCAAATTCAAATGCATCATTTGAAATACTAGAAAGAATCGCGTTAGGAGCCACAATAGTCACTGGTACCACAACTCCTGGACAAAATGGCGATTCATTGTTCCAAGCAGGCAGTCAGTTTATTTTGTTCTCAACTGAAGCAGGAACAGCCACTGGCCAGGGTCCGTTTACTATAACATTGCCAGACACTGGCAGCAGCCTGTGTACTGTAGCAGGATTTATTTCAACTGTCAGCGCAGCTAATATTCCTTATGTAAGTGCCAGTGTTAACAGTGCTGGAAATATTGTGTTCACACACAGTCAGGGTGGATCAATAACTGTGGATGACCTGACATATAGTGCTATGACTCGTGCAGGTTTTGTTGCTGGATCTACACCCAAAGTTCGTCAAGACAAGTACCCTGGGTTTATTGCTTTGAGTAACTGGGTGACAACTGACTTGTTCACATACACAGCCAGCGACACAGCACCTGATCAAGATCCAGCTGATGGTAGATTATGGTATTACAGCAGTGTGGATGATGTGGATGTCATGATTCAAAACAATGGTTCTTGGTTGGGTTATCAAAACGTAACCAACGACACTCGTGGTTTTGATCTGAGTTTGACCAATGCTTCGGGGCCTATTGTTTCTGCCTCAGAACCCACAACACAAAATGACACAGCCGGAAGCCCACTTCAGTATGGTGATTTGTGGGTTGATACCAGCGACTTAGAAAATTATCCCAAACTGTATCGTTGGGAACAGGTAAGTGGAGTTGACCAATGGGTGTTGATTGATACCGCAGACCAAGTCGGCAGCAATGGTATTTTGTTTGCTGATGCACGTTGGGCTGGTAATGGCACAACAGATCCTGTGGCAGACGCCTTCCCTACCATTGAAAGTTTGTTGACCAGTAATTATTTGGACGTAGATGCACCTGATCCTGCACTGTATCCCCAGGGTATGCTGTTGTGGAACACACGCCGTTCAGGTTACAATGTCAAGAGTTTCCAACTAAATTATTTGACCGAAGCCAACTTCCCAGATCAGGCCAGTTATCCAACAGTGACCAGTACATGGCTCACAGCCTCGGGTAACAAAACCAATGGCAGCATGTATGCTGGTCGTCAAGCACAACGCAAGTTGATTGTGTCTGCAATGAAGTCAGGTATCGATACCAGTTTGGCAGCAAGAGAAGAACAAAATCAATTCAACTTGATTGCGGCTCCTGCATATCCTGAATTGGCTGTAAACATGGTTGCTCTCAGCAATGAACGTGCCAACACACTGTTCGTAGTGGGCGACACCCCAATGCGACTGGGTGCAACCGGTACAGAACTTGTGACTTATGCCACAGACAACGGCGGGCTTGGCTTGCCAACAGAAGATGGACTCACCATTGGCAGTGCTTATGCTGCGGTGTTCTATCCAAGTTGCCAGACCACAGACTTGAGTGGTAACACAGTTGTTGCACCTCCAAGCCACATGATGGTACGCACAATCTTGCGCAGTGATGCAGTAAGTTATCCATGGTTGGCACCAGCTGGCACACGTCGTGGTGTGATTGACAATGCAGAAGCCATTGGCTACAT